CATTACCGTATATAAACCCGGAATTTTCTGCTAGGTCGCCCCAGCTATTGCCCCAGCTATTACCCCAGCCGGTAAATGAGGTAGCCATTTAAGCCCCCCAAGGATTCGCGGCGCTGCCTACTCCATTGACTACCACATCGTTGACCTTTTTAATGTTCACTGCTGGTGGAGCCGCATTCATGGCTGCAAGGATAGATGCAGTGGTTAGTGTGGTGGCATCCACCGTACTCCCAGACATAGAGCCAATAGCGTAGGGTGTGACGTAGCCTGTGATTGCAAAGCTGCTCGCGCCCGATGCGCTACCAAAGCCGTTCAACGTAGCCCCGCTACCAGTCAACGTGAAGTTGGCTGAACCAATTGCGTTAAGCACCGCTGTGAGCAGGGGGTTGTTGGTGTTCAGCGTGAACGATGCCAAGCCTGCGCCAAACGTAATCAACTGCCCCGCTGGGGTGTTGGTGTTGATGCTTAGAGTCGCCGTGCCTGTAGTGGTGATACCACCGTAAATCACCGATGAGGGTGTGATGGACAGCGTGGCTAAATTGACGGAGGACATCGCCCCATCCCTTTGGGCCAGCATAAACGCCGAACCTGCAACTTGGCTGCCGCTGGGCGCATAGGAGCCTTCAGGTATGGAGTACAGCTTGAAGCTGGTGGTCTGACCGTCTTGGTAAAACCGATTACGTAGCATCCCCGCCTTGCCAAAGGCAGAGCGGAGCTGGGGCTCTACAGACGTAGCGGAGCCCCCGATAAAACGGGCAGGTATCTTATGAAATACCGAACCGTTACCGTGCAGCATGGGTTATCCCCAAACAGTGTCAATATGACCAAAATACGAAGTATTGATGGGTACAGCCGCACCTGCATACAGCGCCCAATTCAAGCAAGCGCCGTCATAGATGCGGGGCATGGAGGGCAACATGTTCACAAAGTCGCGCTCTGCCGCTACACCTACCGTAGTAATGGGCAAAAAGGCCAAAGGCTTGCAGATGATCAGATTCATCACACCAGAAGTCATAGTGGCGTTGAAGTTGATGTTTTGCACACTGGCAATACCCGAATCACCAGACTGCAAGGGTAGGAACGGGCCGTACTTACCGATACCTGTACCAGCGTAAGGAATCGAGCCAACGGGGGCTGTGGTGTTCAGCAGGGGTAAAGATGGGGCTGATGGGGTCAAACGGCCTGAGACTGAGGCGGTATTGGTGTAACCCAGTTGAACCGTAGGAGAACCCGCACCCATGACGATTGAAGGCACCAAGAAAGCTCTAACCCCTGCGCCGTTGGCGTAGCGAGGCCATGCGGCCTGACCTGTGAATGCCTGAGTACCTGTGACCGTGGTGCTGGTGATGGTGAAGCAAGCCAGCATGTCGTACAACATAGCCACGGCTGGGGCAGAAGTAGTAGCCGCGCTGAATATCGAGGCGTTGGAGAGACTCTTGTTGCTTACCCCTACATCGCCACCGTGGTAAATACCGTTGGGAGTGCCTGTACCTGTAATGGTTTGGGCTGTGACGGTTTGGGAGATGTTGACGGTGTAAGTACCCGTGTTGTTGGCACCTGTACCAGTACCCAATGCGGTGATGTAGGTGCCGGGGGCCACGCCTGTGCCGGAGAGCAACATACCGACTGTAAATCGACCTGAGCCGTGTGTCGTGTCGGTAAAAGTAGTGGTGGCGATAGACCCACCCAGTGCTCCTGTGGCTGCGGTGATGCTGGTGGTTTCGCTGACGTTTTGCTGCACTAAGTTGGCAGCACTTCCAATCACGGCGTTGACGCTAGGGTTACCTGCACCCATCGAGAGGTCATACCACTGACCTGCGGCATAGGCTGTCGTGGGGAGCGTGTTCTTGTTGAAGTCTGAACGGTAAGTCTGACCCGCCGACATGGCGTTGATCAGGGAGTCCATTGAAGTTAAAGCCATATCAATTCCTTAGTTCCAGAAAGTTTCTATCGTTCCCATCAGGGGAACACCAGACAAAGATGCATTAGGGCAGCAAATCAGATTAAGGTAGGCGTCGTCTTGGATCATAGGCAAGTCCATGAAGTCCACCACGGGCACTCGCTCCATAGGCGCGTCAATGCTTCGCTGGGCAATGTTCTCTATTGGATAGACTAACACAAACGAAATCAGCCCAATGTCGCCCTGCACAAAGGTCACGCTGTCAATTTTCTGCACACCTGTGTCGCCCGGCTGAAGCGGCAAAAACGGCCCCGTGGCTTCTCTGCGCCCGTTGACTTGAGTAGGCTGGGAATTGATGATTGTGCCGTTCACCACTTGAGTATTGCAAGACACAATGGGCGTTGTTCTACCCGATACCCCGTCCGAGTTGGTGTACGTCACAAAGAACTGAGGGTTGCCCACACCGTTCTGACCCGCCACCTCGACCGCCATGATCTTGACGTTCTTACCATTGGTGTAACGGTTAATAGTCACCGTATTGTCCAGCGCTTGCGGGTCAGTAATCGACATGTCCACAAACGGGTAGAACAGCAGGTAATCACACAAGATGTAGCTCATAGGAGCCGCTGACGCATTAGCCGTCATCACCGTAAAGCTCTTAAGGTACTTTTTAGCGCTGCCTACGTTAGCCCCGTGGGGGATACCTCCGTCTGTGCTTTGGGCCAATCTCACTGCAATGTTGGGAGAGGCTGCGTAATAGTTCGGCACAGGGTTGCCCGGTGACATAGACAGATCGAACCAAATCCCCGCATTCGTGGACTGCGTGGGGGTCTTTCTCCATGCACTGAAAAAGCTCTGCCCTGCGTTATCCGCATCGACCATAGCTTTCCAGTTGACGAAGGGCATTTAGTCTGCCGACACGCTGACGCTGCCGATTCCGAACTGTGGCTGGATGCCCGAGCTAACGTTGAGCGTAGAGGTCAAAGCGCCAGAGATCATCATGTTCACAGCAGTACCACTGGCGGGGCCTGTATCGACCACAGCAAAGTGGGTGATGGCGTTGGTTCCGGCTGTGCAAGCACCAAACTGAATCAGGTTGGCATTGGTAAACGCAGCGCCATTACCGCCGCCGTTGTTCCATGCGCTGGCCTTGGTCAGGGCTACACGGGCATAACCTGTGTAGTTGGCCTCTGCTACCAAAGAAGCAGTCTCACCGGGGTCTGCGGTAAACAGGGCTAGGTACTGAGTGGCACCTGCGCGATAGCTGGGGTCTGTACCTTGCAGGAATACTGCGAGTGCTGCGGTCTCTGTAACGTTTGATAAAGACATGTCTACTCCTTAAGCGATACGTAGAATCGCATTGGTTGCATCTGCGGTTGGGAATTGGATTGTAAAGTCACCTGCGGTGGATGTCTTATCTGCACCGAAGTCTAACACTGCTACTGACGGGTTAGTAGCCCCATCGAACAAATAAACCAAAGCTCCACGAGCAGTTATGGTAGATGATGTCCAAGTAACGTTGGCAAAGTTAATGAACGCAGTTGTTCCAGATGAGATAGGTATCTGTGAAACTGTTAGCGTTTTACCGCCAGCGGTGTATCCAGTACCCACTACTTCGTTAGTGGCTGCATACGCTGTGGTAGCGGCACTTAGCGCGGCTGCGGAAGTAAACAGCGCTATTTTGTAGACTTGGGTAGTACCAGTGTTAAAGTTAAATTGCCCCGCGAGCACTCCAACTTTGAACGATGTGGTCATGTTTTGTGTGATTGCCATGATTACTCCTTAAATGATTTGATTCGGGTTTGAACGCTGCTTACGATACGGGTATTTTAACTTGCCCATCTCTGTAGGCATCCATTCTTTGCTTTCCATCACCCAACTGCTTAAGCAGTCCGATAGACTGAACATACAACTTTTCGTAAAGCGAAACCATGTCAGCCTCACCCTTTATGTATCGTATTGCCTCAATTAACGTACCATTGAGAAGGGCAGAGTCAAAGTTATCCCCAAGCCATGTGGTGCCTGTAGTCACAATAGACTCGGGGTAGTAGTAAAAGTTAATTTCTACATCATACGTAGCATTTGGTGTAGGGCCAAGTAAAAACGCAAGTTCTGTTACGTTTCCAGATTGAGGGCCAAAGATGGCGTAATGTCTAGGTCTACCACGCTGCGCTATCGCTGCACTTGGATAGGCTTCACGAATGAAGTTCACGTCTTTGTTCAACAAATAAAAATACTCGTCATTACTAATTACGGCAATTGAATACGCAGACAAAAAATCAGTTGGGGCTGACAAGTAAGAGTTACCAGCCGTGGTGACACCTGTCATGTTTTTGCGTAAGTTGGCGATCTGAACAGTGTTGTAAATTTTCTGTTCTGCTTGCCTAATGAACATGTCCATATCCGCTGTGGGAAACGCGTTCTCACAGATATCAGCTACAAACTGGACAAGTTCAGTATAGGTCATGCCATTGGGCCTCGGGCCATTTTGCCTTTAGTCTGGGCTTTACCACCACGCACTGTGATACCACTGGTTTTTGGGCCAGCTTCCTCACGCTTGTAAATATTGCCCGCAGACATGTTAACAGTAGCAGCGTCACTGCCGTTAGCACCTTTACCGGGATTAGTAGAAGCTTTCACTTCTTTACCACTCATAGTGTGAGGCTTGGCGTACACAGAGGCAGCGCCCACCTCGTTACCCATCATTTTCTTGCTGAACTTAGCCATTATTTGCCCCTTGAAGACTTCATCTGGTTGGCAACTTTAGCCATGCCACGACCCAACTGCTTCATCTGCAAGTTAGTCTTGCCACCCTTAGCAAACTTTTTAGCACCGGGATGCAAGCGGTTTTCATGCGCTGAAACTTCTTTGTCAGCTATAGCTTTAACTTCTTTCTTGTCCATTCCCAACTCCTAAATTACGTTTACCGTTACTGTACCAACAAAACCCGTCGCTACCAAGTTATTTGGTGTTAACGCAGCATCAAAATTTTGCGCCATCCCTACGGGGTTCCACCCCCACTGGATATTCCTGCTACCTTCACCAATCGACCCAGTTGTAGTGGTGCCAGACTGGTAATACGTATTATCCTTTCGCGGGTTTCTCAACGCTTGCGGATCATCTACTGGGTACATACCCAACTGCAATTGTGGCTGGTCGGGTTCCCAACAGTCACTGCAAACCAACATGTTAACTCGCTTGGTTTTGATAATCAGCGTGCGTAAATCCTTTAGGCGATATTGAAACCCACACCTATCACAAATAGCAATCGCAATTTTGCCAGAGGCAAAACGGTTTCCCATCAGGCACTCCCGATGGAAGCTTGACGAGGTACAAACCTAATCGCGGCTTTCTCTCTATCCTCAACTGCTGCCAAATCGAACTGCTCGTTGTACGCTTCTTTCAACATAGGGACGCGGTTTGCCAATTCAGGCACCTTCATAGCAATGTGGTACGCCAACCCCGCAGTAACGGCGGGTAAAAATCGAAAGTTTATATCTGCGGTCTGTATACCCGAACCGGCATCTTGGATGCGGCGCATGCGCCAGTAATGGAACACATAGTACGGGTCTCCAGCCGTGCCTTGGTCTGGGGTAGGCCAGACAGTAATCTTTGGGGCATCGCGCAATCGTTGAACCCAAACTTGGATTGGACGTGCCTGCTGTAACTTGTTTGGGATAGTCGCGTACGTACTTACACTAATACGTGTGATTGATAGATCAGCTTGTGTGGCTACATTACCCGAACCGGTGCGGATTACATGCTCCATTACGTCTATGGTGTCGGCTGGAAGGTCATACGTGTTAACCCCCTGCTCAAGATTGATGTACCCTTCATCAATCGTCCACATATTGATACCACGGTTCTGCCACTCGATAGTCATCAAGTTCATCGACCTGCGAGCAGTTCTTAAGTCGTAACCACTACGCATCTCACGTCCGGCACGCTCCCACGCCTCTTCAGCAATCTCAGTGAATTCGAGATTAAATTCGTACGTGCCAGAAGTGGTCATTTTTTAGCCGCTCTCATATTGTCAACTAAATTTGGGTATGGTCGGCCCGCAGCTTTAGCCGCAGCTTTTGCTTTGGCTTTTTTCTTGGCTGTTAACTTTACTGGATCGCCCAAGGATTCCGGTCTAGGCTTGGCCCATACTTCTCCGCCTTTGGCGTACTCAGTAAAGTTCGTGTCGTCGCGGCGCTCCTTTACCTTGGCTTTAGGCATCTTAGAGGGGTTTATATTACCCATGCCGCGACTATTTATCATACCATCCGACCTCTGGTTTTGCCTTTTGTAGCGAGCCCATCGGCACGCCTAGAAGCGGAAGAAACCGAACCACCTTTGGCATACTTCTTTTCTGGAGCCATCCTGCCTTTTGGCAGCATGTTTACACTACCTAAAGAAGAATTAGATTTGGCAAGATCATCCAAATCGGATCTAAGTGATCGAGGTTTTACTGGTTCAGCAGCTTTAGTGGGTTTAGGTGCTGGCTCGGCAGGTTTTGCAGGTTTGGAAGGAGCCAAATCAGTTGTGTACTTCTTGCCTTGCCATTCAAAAGTTTTACCACCAGCGCCGCGAGCACTTGCAAAAGCCTCTTTAAAAGACATGGATTTTGCAGGGCCAGTACTTCCAGTTGATTCGGAAAATTCAATACGTTGAGCGGGCTTCATTTCATCAGACTCAACTGATGAACCCTCTTCTCCGTTATATCTTTTTACGCGCTTCATGATTAGCACTTTCCGCCGTTAGCCATCTTGATCATTGTGCCCTTGGTCTTGCCTTTGGAAGCAATACCGTCAGCACGTTTAGAAGCAGAACCTACTTTACCGCCCTTAGCATAGTTCATGCTACCGGCTTCGGCTGCTTCATGCTTAATCATAGACTTAGGAGCGCCCTTCTTTTTCATGAAGTCCACTTCTTTTTTGACCATTGCTTTAGATTCTTTCATATCACCGCCTTTTGAAAATTTGCGGCCCTTGTCCGCGTTAGAAAAATCCTTACCCACGGACTGTGGGACTCCCGCTTTCTTGGCGAACGATGGATTGTGGGCCACCGCCTCCATGAAATTGTGTTGTTTCCTGCTGGTACTAGGCATATTTAGCACTTCCAAGCCCGTAGGCTTTTGTTGATACGTGAATCTGGATCTTTGGCTGTTTTGGCTGACGTTAGCTTTTTCTTCATACCCTCCATACGAGCACAAAAAGAATCTTTACGTTTACCGCCTTCAGGCTGTGGGGGTTTTAAGTTCATCCCCTCCTTCTTAGCAGAGGCACGCCCTTTAGCGTTCAAGCCACCCTTTTCGGATTTGCCTTCCTTCCTCTGCCACGCCGGACTTTTAGCCATAGAACACCGTGATCCCGGTTACTGTGCCCGTACTTGTCGTTAAATACAAACCTGTATTAGCCAAAATACCTTCACCGGGGACTAGGATATAAAACGTGTTTGGATTACTGTTGCTAGCTAAGTCCATCGTGTAGAGAACGGCGGCTGTGGCGCTACCGTCTCGGATTTCAAATGTTACCGCCGTGCTTATTTTTGGGGATATAACAATACCCTTTAGTCGTGTTCGACCTACATAGTAAGAGCCAGCCGCGCTAAGGTGCGCACTTTTTACATCAGTTTGCATTGCCATAATCAATCTCCTTTAGAAAAGGGAGCCAAGGCTCCCGAGATCAATTATCGCTGCTGTGCAGGCTGGGACATTGCGCCACTTGAATCACGCATCATGTAGGCAACCACGACAGTCACCGCACCAGTAGCAGATGAGCCGGTAGTAGTGAAAGTCAAAGCAGCATCAGTTGCGCCCACGTTGGCCTGAACAGGTGTAAACGTAGCGGCAGGAGACACGGTGATAGTGCCAGCCGTAGTGATAGTAGAAGCGGTATTGACATCAACACCCGCGATGGTCACTTTCAGTGTAGTGGCTGAAGCAAACAAAGTGGTAGTCAGAATTTGAACGTTGGTGATTAAAGCACCCGCTGGGATAAAGCCAGCAGCAATACTGCCAGTTGCAACTTGTGCAGCGGTCAGATTAAAAGACTGAGCGACGATGGTGCAGCCAGTGTTTTGAACATTGCCAGCAGTGGTGCCTGTTGTGTCTTTAACAGTGCCCAACAGCCAAGGGCCTAGGTGAGTTGCGAATCCCATGATATTTCCTTACATACAAGTTAGGCGTATCAATCGGTATGTCGTCTGCCGGGACAGTTTGATACACCGGAAATCCCGGATTAAAAACAATATACAACAAAAGAAAAGGGGGCGCAAGCCCCCCTCTCTATATATTTCCTAAGAAATATTAAGCGCCGGGCGAACCGAAGATGCCCAACGGATCGCTAACGCCGAAGCTGTAACGCTCACGAGCTTTGTAGCGTGAGTTTCCGGTATCAAAGTCAGCATCCATTCCGGTTTGCATTGGGCTACGCACAAAGTGCTTCAGACCATTAGGAACGTCAGTCATCAAGAACCAAGCATTGGTATCTGTCAGATAGTGGTTAACGCAATAGCCTTCGCGGATAGAACTGTTGTTCTTCAAAGCGTTGATGTCGTTGTCGGTTGTGCCAACACGCAACTCGGTCTCAAGGAGACGGGTTGTAACGAATTGCAAGCTTGGAGGAATAACCAGCTTTTTAGGCTGAGCAGCGATCAACAGGCCACGCTCGTCTGTCCAACCAGCGATCTGAATTACGGCGGCTTCCAAGGAAGTCTCGTTCAAATCGGCAGCAACAGTAGGACGATTGCTGTTAGTACCACCAGAGATCAGGGGGTGGGCTGTCGAGCACAGAACTTGGCCGTCGCCGTAGACGGGGCCGCCAGCAAAGGCGTTGTTCAGGATCGAAGCAGCTTTAACCTGCTTGGTGTATGCCATGGCGCGAGCCAAAGCCTTAGTGTATCGAGCGGACAACGAGTCATACAAGTTGTCTTCGATAGCTTCTTCGGTCAAGGAGAAACCCATCGCAATGGTTTCGTGCACGTAGCGTGCAGTCCATGCTTCCTGAGCGTTGTCGTACTGCATCGCCATACCCTCGTTTTTGACGGGGGCAGCGTTAAAGCCAGACAGCTTGGTTTCTTCTTCGAAAGAACGCTCAGAGGTTTCGGTCTCGAAAATCTCTTTGTGTTCTTCACCGTACTTTTTGTACTCCAAACCGAACAATGCGTTCAGGCCGGGGAGAAGTTCTTTAAGTAGTTGTGCGCGGGAAATTGCCATTTCTTACTCCTTAAACACCAGTGGTGCTGTTGTATTGGTGGGTGTTGATTTTCACCAACAGTTCTACATACGCATCGGCACCAGTAGCGGTGTCGGGCACAACGTCAATCACGCGGATTGGCAAAGTGGCGGTAGTGTTAGAACTAGTAGACAACACGGCTACGCCGGAGTTACCAGTAGTAGCGCTGCCAGCGTTCTGTACCAAAGCCATGTTGGAACCCACCACATCGCGGCTTACGCTTGCGATAACGGTAGTACCAGACACAACTGCGACTCTAAACAACGCTTGTTGGTCGTCAACTACATACCCAACAGGGTTAGTAGCGCCAGCGGGCAGGTACTGTGAATACACAGGCTGACCCAAGGAGTTGGTATAAGAACCACCAACGAATACGCCACAAGGGGTAGCCGCAGTAGTACCGGTATCTTTGTCAAGATAACCGTTCACGATTTTCACTGCATCACCAAAATAGGTGGCGGTGTAGCCAGACGCCATAGGAATCTGACGGAGTGCACCGGCATATGGTTTGCCATCAATAGAATTGACAGCTTTTAAACCATACGGTACTGAGACAGTAGGATAAGCCATGTTTTAAGCTCCAAAAAAGTTAAGTGCCGTTGCCAAAACGAGACACCGTAGTTTTGCGCTCGTTGTAGAGCGGCATACGGGGGTCGTTCTCGCGCATGAGATTATTATCGACCGAGTTCATTTGGTTTGCGGCTTGATTTTGGAACCAAGCGTTGCGATCCTTAACAAACTCGACGGGGGTTTTGCACAACATCAGCCCACCAATCACGATATTATCTTTGAAGCGATCATTTTCGACGCCTGCAACATAAATCTCGGGGTGGTCAGAAGCTCTGACGGGTTCCCAACCTTCTTGAAGTTTTAAAGAAACGTTCATGGCGTCAGACTCTCCGCGAGTGCTGATACGAACCCAATGAAAGTCGTAGCCATCCTCCGGGTTTGGAGTTGGCAAAGTCTCGGGACGAGTCCACGATCTTTTGCGAGCCGTTTTTTCACGGGTGTCTAGTTCACGATTAAGTCTATTTTCAGCCATTTTGTTTCCTTAATTCCATAGCAGCCTGTTTGGCGTATTCTTCCAACGGTACTCCGAGCTTTTTAGCCAGAGCAACTTGCGTACGTGTCAGCGTAATCTTTTTAGGGGCCACGCTTCGGGTAGCAGATGCTACGACCGTCGCCTTACGGCGGGGCTCTTCTGTCACCTCCTCATATTCATCCTCGCCTTCAAAAGACTCGGGGAACACTTGGCGCATACGAGAGTTGATTTTCTCGTAGTAATCGTCAGACCTCGGGTTGACGCCCTGTTTGACTAGTTTTTGATGCAACCCCAGCGCAAAACTAGTCATCTCATCGTCTTCTCCGAACCATTTATTCTTGGCTTGCCAAGTAACGGCTCGTTCGTCAACAGACTGTGCTGGAGCGGTTTGTTGCGTTTGTACATCATATTCATCCTCTTGTAAAGCAGGTATCTTTAAATTATTTACCTTCTCTAGTTTGAGTTGTGCACTAGTTAAGTCCTCTTGGGCTTTAAGAACCGCATCGGCGTCACCGGATTCATACGCCTGTTTGTATTTAGCTTTTGCATCCTCATGCTCAGTAACGACCAATTTTTTAGCCGACTCAAGCATCGCCTCTTGGTTTTTATTAACCGTGCCTTTGAGTTTCCGATTCTCTTCAGCAATCTGCTGGGCATAACGTACAGCTTCTTCGCGTTCTCTCGAAGCGGCTTCGGCGGCCCGGCGCTGGTCATGATAGCCTTTGCTAAAGTGCTGAAGGCGTTTGCGTACGCGCTCAGAATACTCATCCATTTCCTCGTCAGAAAGATCCATCGGTTTTGGGGCGGCACGTTTGACACCCTGATCTTCTGCGGGACGGTCGTCTACCACCTCAATATCGAGGTCATCATCTTTGGCTTTTGCTTTGGCTTTTTCGCGTTTAGCTTCTTCTTCCGAAGCCCGTCCTTCGACCTTTAACGCAAAACTACCGTCGGCTTTTTCCTCAAAGTCGGCTTTTTCCTCAACCTTATCTGGGTCGGGAAACTCAAATTCCACTTTTTGTATTGCCATGATTTATTCCTTATGCACGTGTTACGCCACGTGGGTCGGCAACGACAGCATCAATTGAGTCGTCATTCATGAGACGATATTCAACGCCATTTACTTTGACACGAGTGCCAGAGTTAGCGCGAAATACCACATAGTCACCAACTTTGCACCATGGCCCATTAGGGTAACGGTCTTTGTCAGCGTAGGCTTGTTCGCCCATATCAAGTACAAGTCCGACTACGGTCATGAGCATTTCCTCATGAATAGTCTTCTGTGGCTTGAGAATACCCATATCACCAAGCGTTTCTTCCACTTGTGGCAGGGCAATTAGCAGCTTATATCCAACTGGTTTTGGGAGCATAGCCTCCAATTCGGCGTCGGTAGTAGCGGTTTGGACTGTATCAGTCATCATTTTCTTCCATTTGAGAGCGCGAAAGGTCTTTGGTGGTTTGGATAGCAAGCTGGAGACCTCGAATCCTGCCTACTATTTCCCGGTATTCAGCGAAGTCTTTAGCTCCCCCGCTTACCAGAAACTGGGTTGAAGAGGCCACATCCTCTTCATGTTTCAATGTAAGTACGTCAAATACGGACTTAGCCATGTATTACTCCTTCTTACCCTGTGGGGGTGTGGGTTTAGGTGTAGCTAACACCTTGAGTGCATCAAGCTTCAGACGTTGCTGGGCTTGAGAATCTTGGGACTGGACGCGGTTGGCTTCTTTCTGGGCCTCGATCTGCACGCGCTCTTTGTCCATAGCAATTTTTGCTGCGGCGATTTGTGCGTCAGTCTGGTCTCTCTGCGCCTTGCGAGTGACCTCCATCTCCTGCACTTTGACCTTGGACTGCTCTAACTGGAACAGGGGATCTGCGGCCTGTTGCTGGGCTTGCTGCTGGGCAGCTTGTTGCTGGTGCTGCTGGGCCAACTGTCTGCCACCGTCGGCAACGAGGCGTGACAACTGCACTTCCACATCCTCGGGAAGTGGCTCGTCTGGTGGGGGTAGCTGAACGCCAAGACGCTCTTCCATCTGTTTGCGGTAGCTGAAACCTAAGTGCTCAGCGATGTGCGCTTGCAGTGACGCCATAATTTGTTGCGCCATTGGGTTTTGTCCAATAGTTGCTGCAATCATCGGGTCTTGCATGAATGATGTGTGGGTCGCAATGTGGGCATCGTGATCTTGGTAGATAAACGCTTTCATCGGCTTACCTACCAACGCTGCCATGTTTTCCGACACGGGGTCTCGGGGTTTCTGATCTTCCGAAGTAGGCACAATCTTGTCGGCGTTCTTAACACCCAGCACCTCAATCATCTGCCGGTGCAAATGTGGTAAGTCATAGATCTGCGGCGCAGACTGCGACATCTGGAACACAGCTTGATACTGCACCACTCGCTGAGCCATTGTGCTGCTGTTAGGGTCGCTAACGGGGATAACGTCCACCAACTCATAATCAGATTTACGGGCTTGTGTTCCCCCAGTCTCTGGCTGGTAGCTGTAATCTTCTGGCGCTTCCTCAGCAATAATCTTCTTGAGTAACTTGAACTCCTGCTTCATCGCGTAGTGCACGCGAGCCTGCACAGCGGCCATCGGCTTGAGTGTGCGTTCGAGCAACGCCAGAGTAGTACCCACAGGAGCGTTAGCGCTCATATCAGACACATTCATGTCCGCAATAGCCCCAAGGCGACGCCCTTCGTCAGTAATCCGTTGGAGTAACGCTAGTAATGTCTGTGACGGCTCCTGATATGGGAGCATCATGATGTTGTCTTTGATCGAGCCGCTTGGCACGTCTACGTCACGGAACTCGCCGGGACTGATCGGAGTATCGTCCCCTTTAACGCGCAGTCCGCGAGACTTCATACCTCCGGGTAGATTAGACAGAGTACCTGCATCTACTAACTGGCGAATAATCGAGGTGCCCGCACGGGCATAACCACCGATAATGTGAATCAAACCAAGCCCGTAGAACCCATAACCCGGCACATATACATAGTGCACGAAGTGGTTATTTTTTGCCCGTAGCTCATCGGTTTCATTCCAGTTACGACGCACAGAAAGAACTTCCTCTGTGCCACGCTCGATTGTCACGATGTAAGGTTTTGGTAAGTCGTCCTCGTCGTCATCCACGCCATCAATCAGCATGTCCACACTTATTTCCAGCAGTGTGTAGCGGTCATCGCTCTGGATTGTGTAGCCACCCTCCTCGGCTTTTCTCTTCTCTATATCTGTAGGAAACGACTGGGGGTCACCAAGATCAACTTCCCTGTAGAACCCGCTGGCCATCAGCTTGTCCATCTCGTTCTTAGTCTTGCGCATCACATGGGTAACACGCTCAGCGGTCTCTATATGAGACGCGCCATAAGGCACCACCACATCTTCTGCTGGCAAGTAGATAGATGTCTGACGATTGAGTATGGGATCGAAGTAGACTTTCTTGAACGCACTGCCTGCCAAACCTAATGAATACAGCATGCGCTCGTGCTCTGGCCGGTACTCAACCATGCGCTCGGTTAGCTGATAGTTCATGTCTGAACCTACCCGCTCAGCGGCTTCTTCTTTCTCTTTAGTAACCTTGCCAAGAATCTTTGTCTTGACAGGGCCAGCGGCAGGGAACGTTTCGCTCATAGTCTCCGCTTGGAATCTAATCGCTGCCTCGGCCAGCACTGTTGAGTACACACCACAGGCACCTTCCCACGGCTCGGTACGCTCTTCGTATTTAAACCCGAGCACTTCCAAACCCTTGACAAATGTGTCGGCCCAATCTTTGCGAGCTACCACGTCAGCTTCAAACAAGTCAATCAGATCCGTAGCCAAGGTACTTAATGTGCCCTCGTCAATGTGTTCCGCAAGGTTACATTCAAAATCAGACTTGTCTGTATCGCCGGAAATCTCACCGATGAGAATCTCTGCGCCCCCGTCAGGCAACATGTTGACCGTAGTCTCGTCTTCCAACGGAACCTCTACGTCAATCTCTAAACCCCCCAACCCTTGAGGGGCGGAGTACAAACCTTTACCCATTGAATCTGCTGCTGCCATGATCTATCCTTTTCAGTAATAACCGCCTTGGCGTTGTTTGAAATACCTGATCTCATCTGCTTCATCGGACGGTAGGCGAATAAACCCACCTGCTCGGAATCTCATTAGTGCCATAACTGTAGAGTCCACCAAGTCATCGTTACTCATAAACGGAAAACCTGCAATCTCTTCTACAACCTCCTCGGCCCACCGAGTATCAGGCACCCAGCATAACCCAGAGCGTACGATATCCGCCACAGAGTTTAACCTTGCAAGTTTGTCACCGCTACCTCTATGTGGTGTGAACTCCCCCACGGGTATGCCGGTGCGCCTCATCTCTTGATAAAGCTGCGTACCCGCAGACTTCTTTTCTACGATAAACGCGTCGGGTTCCCACTCTCTATATTCAGCATATGCAAGCTCTTTAAGCTCGGGAAACTCCAGACGTTTCTTTATTGAGTTCAGGAGGATGATGTTGTGGCACCCTTCTTCTTCATTTAAAAACACGCCCCACGTAGTCAGTGCAGTGTAGTCAGCCCGGTTGTGGCTTTCCGCTGCGGCGTCCAGACTCATGATGATGTACTCACACTTGGGCGGATCTGCCTTTTCCCAATTTTTCCACCACTCCCGCTTGACAACCGAGGCTTCTTCTGATGTGGGGTTTTGCTGGTACTGGGCGTTCCACTGGAACGTAGGCATCGACGCCTTAGTCCGCAGCAGCGCGGGCATGTCAAAAAACTCAGGCCACAGGGGTTTCTGTATGGTGCTGCCGTCAGACTGCGGAACTTCTACTATGGCGGGGAACTCAATCACATCGTACTGATCAGAACCCTCGTTCTTTGTCATATCCCCAATGACGCGCCCACTCAGGTCGTTCTGGTGCCACCTTGTTTGCACAATCGCTACACGCCCACCCGGCATCAAACGAGTACGAGCACCATATGTGAACCACTCATATGCTTTGTCAAACACATCAAAGTTTCCATTGATGATGTCCTGCTCGTTATGGGGGTCGTCCACCAAAAGTAAGTCAGCACCACGGCCAGCCAGCGCAGAACCAACGCCGCAAGCGAAGTATTCCCCACCAGAATTAGTGCTCCAGCGCCCTGCGGACTTAGAATCAGCGGCAAGGTTTACGTTAGGAAACACTAACTTATAGTCAGCCGAGTCAATAATGTTCCTAACCTTGCGGCCAAAGTCCACGGCGAGGTCAGTGGTGTGCGACACCATCAGCACCTTCTTATTAGGGTATTTACCTAGGAACCATGCCGGGAAATATATAGACACCATTTGCGACTTACCGTGTCGAGGTGGCATGTTCACGCACACACGGTCTTTTTCCCCGGTAGCGATGTCCATAAGTAAGTCTGCCAACCTGCGGTGGTGCTTTCCCACCTTATAGTCTGGCTGCATGTGCTTACAAAACTCAATAAAGTCGTCTGCACAAGCCTTTGCCGTCTTGCGGTCTGCAAGAATGTCGGCTATTCGCTCAATTTCTGCTTGTTCTTCCGGTTCATAAGCGTCAAGATTGTCCAGCATTAGCTGAACTTCCTCATCCGTAAAGTCATCCACGCTCAAACTGGAGGAATTAGTCATCAAAACTGTCTTCTGGCACGAAAACTGCCGGAGTTTCTGGTTCTGACGCGGGTTTTAGGCCCATTTCTGCATCTACGTCGATGATGTCCCCACCAATTTCCACAGTTGCCGTCGAAATATCGGGTTTTTGGACAAGGCGTTGCAACTTTGCACGCAATCTTGCCTTCAATTCGTCTGTTGACTGGTGGGTAATTGTCACTTCTGACCTGTCGGTAAAGAGCCCCACGTCGCTGTGCTTGCCCAAAAGTTCTAGTGCACGGATGCGGATTCTTGGGTCTGGGTTCTGAGACTCTTCTAATAGTCTATTAGTTACCAACTGCCGCACTTCTATAGCATGGGTCACTACCGCCTTGCCGTACTCATCTAAATATGAGCGAATGTTTAAAAGTGTGGCGGGTGTAAGTGATGAAGCACGGGCGTTTGATACCGCAGCGCTTGTGTTGTGGGGGTTGCTGGCGTAAGCAGTTGTCAGTGTGGCTGCAATCTGGGCATCTTCTTCAGAAGGTTCTGGCACTTCTAACCCATGTTCTTCTAATAGAAGCATGGAACGACAAGCAGCCTCTGCCCGTTCTCTCAAATCGAGATACGGGATATCTGGAACAATCTCAACCCCAAATTCGGGTGTTAGCTCAATAGTCATTGTGCGCAAGTCCTTGTAGACCGAAGTGTCGGTAATGGATGCCTACCCCCAACGGAGTCCCTAACACCAAGTAAGCACCCACCACCAACTGCGTAATAGTACATCATTTTTAAAGGATGTCAAACTTCCCTACCGGGGGTACTTACATTATAGGAGGGGGGTGGGTCTTAAATATAACGTAAAAGATGTTATGGGGGGTGGGGCCTCATTATAAAAATGCAGAGTAAACGTATATTGATGGGTCTTTGTAGCCCAATTTCGTTGAGTGGGGCTTACTTGTGCGGAATAGCATACCTATACGACCAAGGGACTCCTAACCCATAAGGCGGGGGTCGGGTACGGGTGGGTTGACCATACCGCCAATTTCATATCAACACGTTAGGGAATCCCTAACAACTATTGGATCAACTATCTAATCTTATTTAAACGTATCAATACCTAGACAAACGTGCTGTGCTTTGTTACATTACACCCATCGGTTCAGACAACGTATTGATTGTCTGCCGATTAATCCTTGAAAGGGAATTGAAATGGCTTCTATTAAATTATCTACTGCTACCGTTAACGCAATCGGCGCGTGGACATCTGCCACTATCAAGACTGGCAACACTATGACCAAAGCGGTCGATGGGTTGTTCGCTGATGGTGTTACTGCTGACATGTTGCGTGCCCCTGCAAAGGGTGAGCCCTCTGCGCTGTATGACAGTGCTAAGGCCGCCATCGTGTTGGGTTTTTCGGCCAGCGTGCAAGCGCTGTTGAAGAAGGACACCAAGGGTTTGAATGAAAACCAAAAGGAGACCAAGCGCAATTGGCAACAGCAAATCGGCTCGAAGCTCAAAGACTTGCGCAATGCGTTGACACGGCGTGAGAACGCTGGTGCTGAGTCTGATGGTGCTGGTGCTGACAAGTCAAGCTGGGAGGCAACCAAGCGCAAGGTGCTTGCTGAAATGATAAGTCAAGCGCAAAAGAAGGAGAGCACCACCGTACGTGACATGCCTGCATTCATCAAGGACTTGCAGAACGCATTGGCTCGTATCCCTGCAAACGCTTAATTAACAACCACGCCCCCCGAAAGGGGGGCATTTAAAGGAGATAGACATGGACGGTTTTGAATGGGTTTTAGTTCTCGCAACATTTTCGGTTTCGTTGTTGGTCAGCTTACCAAGCTGGATCAGATATTTCGGGGGTTGATATGACAACAGGCAAAGTAAACATTTGGAGGGTTCACGTTGGCAAAGCATTGCGCATTGCGCAGTACTCACGTATCCCATTTAGTTTCATTGAAGGTCGCAGGTCTTACCCCTGCACCATATCACCAAGGAGTTAACACTTTTTAATTCGAGCCCTGACCTTTTGGTCGGGGCTTTTTTTTCGTCTGTACTTTTCTGCACCCACCACATACACGCCACCACACACCACAACTTTGTTAGGGACTCCCTAACAACTGATACCAGTTCCTGAAGCAGCGTTGAGCGCGGAAGGAGGCACGACTGACTTAGCGATGAGCGCGGAAGGAGGCACGACTGACTTAGCGATGAGCACGACTGACTTAGTGGCGAGCACGTTGAGCGCCAGCTTTGTTAGGGATTCCCTAACAACTGATACCAGTTCCTAAAGCGGCGATGAGCGCGGAAGGAGGCACGACTGACTTGGCGGCGAGTTCGTACTGTTCGTACTGTTCGTTTCTAGTCTGCTCATACTGTTCGTTCTACACAATGTTCTAATGTTCGTTTTTAGTCTGCTTGTACTGTTCGTTTTATTTAAATGGCTGCGAAAATATAGTTTGGATAAAGTTCGTTTTTTGGCCTATAAAGTTCTTTTCGCTAGCTAAGAAGTTCCATAAAGTTCTTGTGCGCACGTACTTTATAGTTTTGCATTAGATTGTGCAGGAGCTTTGCAATCCCTTAAGTTTTATACCTATCATATTTTATCTATTCTTATCTATTCTTATCATTTGTATTAAAGTTCGTTTTTAGTGAAAAAGAGTCCCAGCGTCTGAGGGTGTCCAATTACCTGTTTAGCTAGTTTCAGGTAAAGTTCGCAGGTAACTGGACACTTCTAGACAGGGTGTATCCAAAATACAACGAACTTTCGGAACTATCGTACTTTACTATATGAATCAAGGACTTGCACAACCCCAAACAAAGAACATTCAAGAACATTCAAGAACATTGATAATACAAACCCCAATTAAAAACGTACAATTCAGTTACCTGTTAGGGATTCCCTAACACCAACCAAGGAGCCACCATGCCAAAAGCAGTACCCATCAACCCGACCTTAGTCCGCATTGCATTCACTTACGACTCAGCGACCGGAGCCCTCAAACTTAAACCCCTAGGCGAACGTGCCGCCAAACGTATCAACTCTAAGCAATGGCAGATGGGGGGTAGCACATATCTCATGCATCGCCTAGTGTGGGCATGGCACAACCCTGACAATGCAAACCCTAGGTTCATCAAGTTCGTGGACGGTGACCGCACCAACACCCGCATCGAAAACCTCAAAGCCACAAACGTACACCCACAATGGGAGAACCACGCCAAGAGGGTAGATGCCATCATAGATGACGATGGTCGAATAAGCTTGAAGCAGCACTACGTTGAATCCAAGGACGGTGCATTGATACCAAAACATCTATTGGCAGTGATGAACGACGACGACAAAAGGCGCCATGGTGTAGATACCAGTTCCTCAAGCGGCGGCGAGCACGATTACTTCAACTATCAATAAGTATCAGAAGGTGTCAAACACTTGACAAACGTAGCATACTATGTTATAGTATAGGCTGTTGAGTAGGAATTCGTCTATTCAACAAACAACCAGCCGCAAGGCTTAACCCTGTTAGGGATTCCCTAACAAACAAGGAGAACGTATGAAAACGAAGAATTACCAGTGGGGCGCAGGTCAACGCAAGACCGTGCAACATGTATTTAGCTCAAGCACCAAGCGGCGTGAACCTAGACCCATAAGCTCAGATAGTGTGGCTGGTTTGAGGTTTGAACGTAGTGTGTGGAAAGCTGGGCGTAAGCCTAGACGCATAGCCACAGGTACGATCCGCGCAATGGGCGCACAGCACTTTTTCCGAGGGTGTTATCTCGGTGCAGAGAACGACTAATATGAAGTACACACGACCCATATGTACATGCTGTTATGCCCAGCGTGTAGCCGCCGCCCGTACCCAAATCGGATACACCACATGCCTTGACTGCGGAGAGAAAGCCGCCAAGAAGGTGCGACACACCATCGCCCCAATGAACAAGTCAAACTATATGCTGTTTACCGATGCAAGCATGCTCAAACAACTTAACCCTAAGAGGACAACATGATCAGACTGATTAAAAAACTAGCCCATGCCTTGGGCCAAGCCGTCATAGGTGTAGCCTTGCTAGCTCTTGCGTTGATATTCATACTTGAGTGGGCAAGCGGATGTGGCGAGACATATACAGACTACAGAGGGGAGGTGCATACATACGAGTGCAGACAATTCTAAACTATCAGAAGATGCCGTAAGGTATCAAACACTTGACAAACATGACATAGTATGTCATAATACAACCATCGACTGGGAATTCGCTCAGTCGATAAACAAACCAAACCCAGTTAGGGAATCCCTAACAAACAAGGAAACTGAAATGACAAACGCAACGACAGGCACATCTGTGCCATCCATCTCAACCGCCGCAATGCTGGTTGAACTTTCTATTGGCGTGTGGACAGGGCGCAAGCTCGACAAACGTGCATCGCAAGACGTCACGTCACAGAACAACGCCCATAAGGGTGTGGCTAATGTAAGCAAGAAACTCCTAGGTGATTGCGCCGAACTAGACGCGGTGCAGAAGTTCACGGCTAACGCACGTAATGTGCACTATGCATGCACCATGCCATGGAGCGATACCGGCTTACGTCTGCTACCGACGACACAATACTTCAAGTACCACCAAGAAATGACCGCGCTTGAGACTGAATACAAGCGACTCGTCGATGTGTTCCTCGATGCGTACTCATGGGAAGTGCAGGACGCACAACTCAAGCTCGGCGCATTGTTTAATGCTGACGAGTACCCCACGGCTGACAGCCTGACATCTAAGTTCAGGTTCAAGATGAACTACATGCCCTTGCCTGATGCAGGTGATTGGCGGGTGAGTATCGGCAACGAGACTGAGCAAGCCCTGCGCTCTCAGTACGAGGGCTACTACACCCAACAGCTACAAGCCGCGATGGGTGACGTGTGGAAACGGGCACATGATGCGCTGACAAAGATGTCAGAGCGCCTCGACTACGCTGACGGCCCGACAAAGAAGGTGTTTCGTGATTCATTGGTGTCTAACGTGCACGACATGATCGAGCTGCTCGGTGCATGCAACGTGACAGGCGACGCGACAATGGCTCAGGCACAACGTGACTTGGACGATGCCATGCGTGGCATAACACCTGACGCTCTGCGTGAGGACTCATATCTGCGCGCTGAAACTCGCCGCAAGGTGAACGAGGTGCGTAAGACTATCGACACCCTGCCCTCATTGGGCTGGTAACTTGTTAGGGAATCCCTAACTTAACTTAACTTAACTTAACTGGAACAAACATCATGAATCAAGCTATCGCAATGTACGCACTCGGCCTCGACCAAATCGAGACTGCCATCCGCATCGGCGGCAACAAGCGCACCATACTGGTGCAGGGTCACATGGGTACAGGTAAATCATCTCTGCTCAAGACCTTGGGCAAAGCCCTGCCTAACCATACGATGTGCTACTTTGACTGCACGACCAAGGACTTGGGCGACATCACTATCCCTCAGTTGCAGACTATCGACGAGCAAGGGTACGTACGCTACGTGACCAACGAAGAACTCGGCTTGCACTTAGGGAAAGACATCATCTTGATGGTGGACGAGTACGGCAAGGCTAACCCCGCCGTGAAGAATGCCATGCTCCGACTGCTCCTCGAACGCAAGATGGGTGGATACACACTATCAGATAAGTCTGTTGTGTTTGCGACCACTAACTTAGGGGCAGAGGGCGTGGGCGACCTGCTCCCTCCACATGCACGTAACCGTATGACTGTGGTCACAAGCCGCAAGCCGTCAAACATGGAGTGGATCGAGTGGGGTGTGAACAATGGTGTTGATCACACATTGCTGGGCTGGTGCAAGGACAACCCTCAGTTGTTTCATTCGTTCGAGGACGTGAAAGACCCTGAACAGAATCCCTACATCTACCACCCCAAGCAACAGCGCACAGCGTTTGTTACGCCACGTTCTCTCGAAGCCGCATCGGATTGGCTGAAGGGGCGCGAGGGTGTGGACGACCAAACCCTTACTGCCTTGTTAATGGGCACTATCGGTGAGCGCGGTGCTATGGATCTGATGGCGTTCGTGAAGTTGGCTGATCAGTTGCCTAGCCTTGAGTCAATCAAGAAAGACCCGATGAATGCCAAGGTGCCGGACAGTGCGGCGGCTGTATGTATGGTTGTGTACCGTGCGTTGTCTGTGATCGACCGTGATTGGATTGATGCATGGATGGACTACATGATGCGCCTTGACAAGGAAGCACAGGGTATGTTCGCCAACGGTGTGCGTAGCCCCAAGTACGCCAAGCAGTCTGTGGTCATGACCAACAAGAAGTTCACAGCGTGGGCGATGCAGAACAACTACATGTTCGCGGCGGACAAGAAATAAGTTAGGGAATCCCTAACAAGAAAGGACACAACATGAAACGATGGAGAGGCACAGTGGTGGTGTCATACACCCAAGAGGTCGAAGTCGAAGCCGAAACGCAAGATGAGGCAGAGATGAAGATGTATGAATCATTTGACCAAAGCAAGGTGACGTACTCAAGCGAGTGCCAAGCCTACGATGTCGAAGAAATAACAGGAGAATGAAATGTTAATGATAGGTAAAGAGTTGACCGCTGAACAGCGGCTGAGTAAAGCGGTGGTTGACATCATGGGTTCGCCCAAGTATGTCGCCCTTGCTGGTGTGTTGATGATCGGTAAACGTTCGGTGGACGACAAAGTACCAACCGCATGCACTAATGGGCGTGACGAGTTGTATGGTCGTAAGTTCATTGAATCCCTGACTGATGCAGAGTTGCGGTTCCTTGTGCTGCACGAGTGCTATCACAAGTTGTACAGACACCTGACTACATGGCGTCATCTGTACGATGAGGATGCAAGGCTTGCCAACCAAGCATGTGACTACGTGATCAACATCAAGCTGACTGACGACAACAAGGACGGGTTCGCCGTCATGCCCGAGGTCGGGCTGGTAGATCCACAGTTTCGTGGTATGGACAGCGCACAGGTGTACAACTTGTTGAAGCAAGATCAGGACGAGGGCGGCGGTCGAGGCAGGGGCGATGGAACTGGCATCGACGACCACGACT